CCTGCCGAACGTTACGCCTGGGAAGTCAGTGCGGCGCGCACTTCCTGGATCGCGTCGGCCAGCACCTGACCCCAGTCACCAGACGCGTACGCAGCGTCGCGCTCCAGTTCGGCCACCTGACGCCGAAGCGGCGCGGCCACCAGTTCGGCCTCAGACGCCTGGTAGTCGCCCACCTGCTCAGCCGTATAGAGCTGCTGCGCGATGGCAGCCGCCTCAGCCTGGCCGTCCACCGTGATCTTGATCGTCACGTGCGCGTCATGGAACTCTTGGATCGTCTTGATTTCGATGATCATGGACCTCCCCGTCCTCTGTGTGGATCTCGGACCTTACAGGCTTGGCGTTCAGGTAGCAAGCGCACCGAGTCGCCGGACTGCCCGGCGCCCGGAGATCCGGGTGATGAGGTCAGCAGCCTGACCCTTGGTCTGGAGCCGGTCGAGCTTGGCCTCCGGGAAGCCCTCGCGCAGCAGACGTCCCTTCTGCTGGTCCGATACCGGTCCGGCCAGCCATCGTGCGTCACGCTCGACCAGCTTTTGAAACGCCTTGGCCCGATCCTCCCCGATGCCCATGGCCCAATCGGCCGGGATCTCGTCGTGCAGGACGTCCAGCTTGGCGTTCTTGTAGCTGGCCAGCTTCCAGGTGTCCATCCCGGCCGGGACCATCACCACGATCTCGGTCCCGGCGCCGAGCACCCAGCCGTTCTCCACCGGCAGCCAGCGCAACCGTGAGGCGCCGAACACGTCCACCGTGCCCGACGTACCGGCCCGGCAGTTCGCGTGCCGGTGCTCGCCGTCCCGGACGCGCGCGGCGGGGAGGTAGCGGCGGCAGAGCGTGCACCGGTGCCAGGTGACGTCGCACACGATGTTGCACGTCGGACACGCCAGGCCCTCGCCCGGCTCTTCCGGCTTCTTGGCCTTCTGATCCAGGTCGTCCCCGATGTCGACCCGCGTGATGAGGTCGTGCCGCTGGGTCGCCCCGACGAAATCGATGATCAGCAGGTCGCGCTTGCCCGGGCTGAGCCGGGTTCCGCGACCGGCCATCTGCAGGTAGAGACCGTGGAACTTGGTCGCCCGGGCGATGGCCACACAATCGATCGAAGGTTCGTCGAAGCCCTCGGTGAACACACCGCAGTTGACCACGCACTGGGTCTCGCCGGTACGCAACCGCCGCTTGATCGCAGTCCGGAGCTCGGTCGGCGTCTCTCCGTCCACGGCCTCAGCGGCCATGCCGCGCTTCACGAGGGCGGCGGCCAGGGCGTGCGCGGTGGCCACGGTCGGGGTGAAGGCGAGGATCTTGCGCTCGCTGGCGTGCTGGAGCAGGCCGTCCGCGATCTCGTCGACTGCGCCGGACTCCTCCATCTCCCGGCCGAGGTCTCCCCCGGACAGATCACCGTTGCCGCCCCGGCGGATCTTGGTCAGATCCATCTTGGTCTCGATGACCAGCGCGGGCAGGATCGGCACTAGGTAGCCCAGAAAGATGGCCTCCCGGATTGACATGTAAGAGACAACTTTCTCCCACACGCCGAGCGTCTTGCCGTCCCGCTCCGGGGTGGCAGTGAAGCCGACCGCGAGCGGGCCGTACGGCTTGAACGCACCGAGGCCCTGGAGCACCTTGGTCCAGCCCGGCGCCGGGGCGTGATGCGCCTCGTCGGCCACGATCGTGGCGAACGGGCGACCGGCCTCCTTGGCGTAGTTCAGGATCTGGCCGAGCCGGACATCCTGCTGGATCGTCGGCACCGAACAGATCAGTACGTCGGCGCCGATGTCGTTGCGGGTCGCCTTGACGATGCCGGTCGAAAGATTGGGCGCCTGCCATGAGAGCTTCTCAGCCGCCTGGTCCGCGAGCTCCTCGCGGTGCACGAGCACGATCGAGCGGCCCCGGTCGGCGCGGCGCTCGATGGCCGCGCTGAAGGTGACCGTCTTGCCGGTGCCGGTCGGGTGCACCACGAGCGGGCGCCGGACGCCTTCGCGCTCGGCAGTGTCAATGGCTTGGACAGCCTTCTCCTGGAACGGCCGCAGGGTGATCTCCATCAGTGACCCCGCTGGACGTTGTGGCTGTACCGGTGGACGGTCCGGCCCTTCAGCTTGCCGCCCTGGATCACTTCAGATCCGTCGTACCAGAACTGGAGCCGGTCACCGATCTGGGCAGCGGCGGCGGCCAGCTCGTGCCGGAGCATGCCCCGGTACGCCATCACGCGGACCCGGCCGGTCCCGCCCTGCCAGAGATCCACGAACGGCACCGGTCCGAAGTTGGTCGATACCTCACCCTGGCGAAGCACTACCCCGGAGATGGTCTGCCCGGCTTCAGTCGGGTTCCAGCTCGCGGCCGGATCGCCCTCGGTCAGCGCGCGGACCGCGCACATGAGGCAATCGGCCTCGTGGTCGTGTGTGTCAATCGTTGTCGTCATGACTGCGAGGTTACCCGGTCACCCGAGGTGCGTCAACCGGGGAAGTGGTGCTCGTGCCGTCCAGGTGGTGGACCGTGAACGGCACCGGCTTCACGGGGTAGACGTCGGCAGTCTCGGTCACGATCTTGACCCACTCGACGATCCGGCCGTCCCGATCGAGCCAGCGCTGAATGGCTCCCCAACCGGCGGCCGTCGGGACCTTGCCCGAGCCGCCGGTGACGTACCAGAGGCCACTGGCCTTGAGCATCGCGTACGTGTAGATGAGCGGGGGCCGCGCGCTCCGGGCGGACTCCAGGCTACGGGGACCACCGGCTCCGGCCGCCTGGTCGTAGCGGATGCCGACGATGAGCAGCGTGCCGTCCGGGGCCTTGCCGTCAGAAGTGAACTTGACAGTCATGTGTCAACCTTCCTGGATCGAGAGACGAGGCAGGCCGCCCGATCTCCAGCATGGAGAGATCGGGCGGCCTGCAAGTGGCTGGCGGTCCATGTGGGTCCTGTTTTAAGCCAGCCGGTGATTACCTGATCAGGCCACCTGGCGAGCGCGCCGCACGACCACACCGAAGTGCTTGTACGGCTTGCCCGCGAACCGGCCCTTGCGGATCAGCTTTTCGCCGAAATACTTCACAGCGATCAGATCACCGACGTGCGGATCAGCATCCTGAAGCTCACGCTTCAGGACGGCGCCGTAGCCGATCACCCGGTACTTCGTGCCGTCCTTGGTCTCAACGACCACGGTCGGCACCATCGGGTTCTCGCCCTCGTTCGCGAAGTCGGATCGGGTCTCACCGATCTTGGTCACGAGACCCGAGATCCCCTCGCCCTTCTCGGTCGGAACCCAGCCCTCCGAGTCGTCCTCTTCCACCTCGTCCAAGAGGTCGTCGAAGTCCTCCTCATTGGCCGTCGCCCCGGCCTTGTCGCCGTCGGTGAGGTTGTCGAACAGTTCGTCCGCCTCGTCCTTGGGCGCCACGCTCGTGCTCTTGTTACTGGCAGCCATTAGGGCCACCTTTCTGTGAGTAGCTAGCTAGCTGTTTTGGTGCGGCCCGGCCGAGGTCTGACGGCAACACTGACCTGGCTCCCTCGCCCGGCCGGACCCGGTGGATTCTGGTGGGCCACCGCCCCTGGTCCCGCTTCGGTCCGGACCTCAACCAGTGCCTCGCCAAACGGATGCACCGTCCCGGGGATCTTGAACCCGGTCGCTGGCCTTGGTCTCTGATGAGACCTCACCATTCGGCCATCCGTCCGACTCGTGCAGGCCGACACTCAGCCCGTCGGACTTCTTAACCCCGTCCACATGGGGCGTCCGCCATGAGTTGTTACCCGGCGTGGTGCTTCTGCGTGCCGGGCTTTTGACCGGTCGTGGGCGAACCTCAGACCGCTCGTGCCCATCGGCGGATTCGAACCGCCTCGCCTCCCCTCAGCGGGTCAGCTTTGCCGTGACAGCGCGCCGGGCGTGACGCTCGATCCTCTGACTGCCTGGGCTCTATCAAGTTAGTACCGGGGGCCAGGCCGCGAACCTGGCCCCCTGGGATCTGTCGGAGGGTCCCTACCCCTTCAACCCGTTCCGGGGTTCGAACCAGAGGCCAGCAAGCTGGACGGTCGGGTCCTAATAGCGAGCACGGGCACAGAATCCGAAGCCCCGCGAAAAGCTCCGGGCTGCTGGCCTAGGGGGTCCGTCGACCAGCAAGTCATACATTACAGTGCCGCCGTTAATGTCGCAACGTTGACACTTAACTGTCAGTCTTGGCCTTGAGCGTCTTGGGCACCCGGATGGTCATCCGGCGATACCGGCTGACCTCGGTCACGGCCTGGGCCACCTCGGGGTAGTCCCGCTTCAGCGCCTCGACACTGATCCGCGACGACTTCACCTCGGGATAGCTGACCACCTTCTCGTCCCCCAGGTAACCCGCACCGGCGTCGCCGGTCTGCATGCGGAAGTAGTTCTTGATGGCATCCAGATCGGTCTCGGCCGACTTGAACCGCGCCAGGGCATACTCGTATTCCGCCAGCCACTCGGCCGCATCCTCGGGGAGCTGGGTCGACGGAATGATGACGGCAGGATGGAGCTCTTTCAGGAGCTCCTCCGTCTTGGGGTGCCGGAAGTTATGCATCGGCGGCTCGTCGGCCAGGATGTTCTCAGTCCAGTAGCGATTGGCCTCGGCGGCCAGCTCGTCGAACCAGCCCTTATCGAAGTGCACCTCGGTCACGAAGAATTGCCGCTCCCGGCCGAGCACCAGGCAGCCCAGGTAGCACACCGGCAGGCCGATGATGCCCATCTGCCATTGGGCCTGGGCCTGGTAGCTGAGCGGCGCCGAGCCGGTGCCCTGGCCGCCAGGTGTGATGGTGCCGCTGGCCCAGTGCTCATCGTCCCCGGCCGTCTTGCACTCGATCAGCGCCTTGGCCGTCCAAGCTCGCGGCTTGGTCGCGAACCGATCTGGCGTCACCCGGAGGATCGGGTTCGCCCGGTCAGCCCAGAGACCACCGGCGAACCGCGACACCATGCCGATCTCTTCCGCGATCTTCTGGGCTACGACCTCCTCCAGCCGGTGACCCCACTCGACAGCGGCCAGGCCGGACAGGTCTTTGCCCCCGTGCTTCTTGATGTTCCAGACGCTGAAGGCCGTGTCGTATTCGGAGATACCGACCAGGGCGCCGACCTCGGAGCCGCCGACCCCCTCGCGCCGGGCAGCCAGCCAAGCCTCCTGACCGGCACATTCGGGGAGGATGAGAGAAGCAGGACTGTTCGGGACCTGGGCGAACCGATGCACCGGGTGCGGGCAGCCGAGCCGTCCACCCGAGCGCGCCAGGTAGCTGGCCGTCCGTGCGGACTCCATCGTCCTGGTCCGCTTCTGCTCCAACTCCCGTTGCTCGACCTCGGCCGGGAAGTACTCCATCTCGCCGGTCATTCGACTACCTCGCGGCTGTGCTGGTTGCACCGGTCAACCTGGGTGGCAAGCTGCCGGAGCTGGTCGATATCGTCAGAAAAAGACTCCAGGCCGTTCAGATCGAACGAACGAACCGCCGCCGAGTCGGTAATGATCACCTCTACGTACTCGCCGGTCTCGACGATCTCGGCCGACATGTTGCCGGTCATGCCGACGACCATGAATCCCTTGTGCATGGTCTTCACTCGGCCACCTCGATGCTGACCGTGATCTCTGCCGGGTACTGACCCTCGACCATCGGCATCTTGTCCTTGCGGACGTAGACGTTGCTGACGATCGTGGCCTTGCGGTCCGCCAGCCCGTAGAGCAGGGCGCCGGGCGTCTGTTTGATCAGGGGCAGCGTGACGCTGGTCTTCATCAGTTCTCTATCTTCAGGGCGTCCAGCGCGCCGCGCTGGGCAGCGGGGAGCGAGAACACCGGCTGTTCCAAGTAGTCGTTTGCGGCCACCCAGAGCCACCACGCGTCGCACTCGTTATCGTTCGCGAACTCAGCGTCTGCACGCTTCAGCGCGGCGATGGCCATGTCCGTCTTGGTCGCGTTGCCCCGGCCGGTGGCGTACTTCTTGAGGCTCGACGGTGGCAGCGTGGCGTACTTGATGCCCTGCTCAATGAGCGCGGCCCGCACGGCGCCGTGCACCATGCCGGTGATCCCGGCGCTGTGCGAGTGATTGAGGAAACCCTCGATCACCACGAGATCGGTATCCGCCGGGGTGAACGCCAGCATCCTGGTCTGGATCTCCCGGAGCCGCAGATCACCAGTCATCTTGGGCTTGATCAGGTGCGAACACACGGCCCCTTCGGACGTGTGCGCCACACCGGTCCCGGTCATCGAGAGGTCCAGACCACTGACCTTGATCACGGCCGCATCAACTCACGCAACGGCGCGCCCATGCGATCGAGCGTGGAGGTGGTCACGAACTCGTCCGGGCTGGCCTGGAGCACGGCCAGCAGGTTGATCAGCACCTGGGTCTGCGGCGCGTAATCCTCGTCCCGCACGGTTCGGGGCTGGAAGAGCTGGACACTGGATCGGTACCCGCCCTGGCGAAGACCCTCGGGCACATCGGTGTGAGTGACCGCCTGGTCCTTACGCATCCGCACCCTGATCCGGGTAGCGAACGCGGCCCAGTCGGCCGCGTGCTGGCGGACGTAATCGCCCTCTGCCTTATCCGCCTCGTTATACGCCTTGGCCTTGGAGGCCAGCGCCTTCTCCTCGCGCTGGACGATCAGGGCACTGATCTTGCCGATGAGCTCCAGCCGGTTGATCCTCACTGGTCCGCCCCTTCCGGCCGGGTGTTCTTGTCGTCCTCGTCCTGGTCGGCGTCCGGCTGAAGCGCGGCCATGGCCGTGCACACGTTGCTGACCACTCCGGTCAGTCCGAGCGAGACCATCAGGCCGGTGAACACCCCGAGGGGCATCTCCGCATGACGCTCCAGCTCCCCGTGAACGAACGTCACGCATACCCGCGTGGCGCCCTTCTGGATGTCGTAGCTGGTGTTGACCGCTTTCTGGATTACGTCCCAGCGATCCTCGTCGAGCTCGGTCACTATCGCGTTTACACGCATGTGCGCCCCTTCCTGTTGGGCTTGCGACGGATACGTTACCGTCAGGACTTCAAGGTGTCAACGACCTGGAACCCCGCGCTGGTCAGAGCAGCCTTCAAACCCGCACGGCGCCGGGCACCGGGCGTGTTGTGGTACGGGCAGTCGCCCATGTTGTGCTCGGAGCAATTCATCACGTTCTCGGTACCGTGCTGCGCGTTCCAGCCAGTAGCGAACGCGTCGACCATCTCGGCCGTGATCGTGATCTGGCCCAGCCACGGGTAGGCCAGCAACGATTGCAGCTCTGCAATCACGTCGGCAGGGATGTCCTCCCCCGCGCCGGTCATCCGATCCAAGCTGTCCACGTACCGGCCCAGCGCATCCGCCAGCGTCGTAGGCTCACCGTCGGTCAGGTCCAGCACGGCCTCCTGATCCATCGAGGCGTGCGCGTCCATAAAGTCGATGATGGTCTGGCGATCCTCGCCGCTGCTGGCCATCACATTCCGAATGACCTTCTCACGACTGAGCGCGGTCTGGACTTCTTCCAGATCCTCCATACTGGCCAACAGATCGGCCACGTCAACTGGAAACAGAAACGTCATCTCTACCTCCTCCTAAAACGGCGGACCTTCTCCACCATGGATTACATTACCGTCATGCCTGTGATGTGTCAAGAGCCCCGGAGCAATTGCTCCGGGGCTCTCAGGGGAGGGGCGATCAAGCGGCCTCGAAGTCCGAGTCGCAATCGCGGCACATGATGCCCGCCTCCTCCAGCACCGTCCGGCTGACCCGGATGATGCGGGGCTTCTCGCACCGGCACACCGCCTTGACGTTGTTCGAGGTCGAGCCGCCACCCTTGGTCGGCTTGCCGGTGATCTTCTCGCCGCCGTCCTTCTCGTCCTCGCCACCGAGCCACGCGGGGAGGTGGCATGTCAGCCGGATCTCGGTGTCCAGCTCGGCCAGCAAGTCCGCGTACCGGGCCTTGGTGGTCTCGGTCAGCGTGACGAACGAGAAGCCGTGCGAGCTGTCCGCCTGAGCCGCCTTGTGCTCCAGGCCCATCTCGGCTGCCAGCTCTTTGAACTTCGCGTTGTGCCACCGGCCCTGACGGCTGGTGTCCTGCTGGCCCCGGACCTTGGCCAGGGTGTGCGCGGCCTCGTGGAGCATGGTCTGGAGCACCTGGGCCGCGCCCTTGGCGAGCGCCTCCCCGGCCAGGAACAGCTCATCCTTGCGCAGTGCTGAGCCTTCCTCGCGGACCTTCCAGCCGTCCGCCCGGAAGTGACCCCACTTGCTCGCGCCGACCAGGCCGGAGCCGGTGATGATGATGACTTCGGGCAGATCCACGTGGTCTTCGCGAATGCGCGCCCAGACCTTCTCCAGCAGCCGGACCACGGTCGAGCCGGTCGCGTTGTCCAGCTTGGCCAGCGCGGCGTCCATGACCTCGGTGTCGTCGGTCTGGGTGATCAGCGCGGGGGCTTCAGTGCTTGCGTCGTTGTTCATGTTGTCAACCTTACCGGCTTGACTGTTAAGTGTCAAGGCCTCCTCGTGGTCGGCCTGGCGGCCGTTCTCGATCGAGCTCCACTCGCGGCTCGGGGTGCCCTGCTCACGGTGCCGGGCCAGCCAGTTCTCCACCTGGGCGGTCTGCGCGTCGACCGCCTCCTCCCGCTTCAGCTCCTCGGCCCACGCGGTATCGATCTCGGCACGCTCGTGTTCGATCTTCTCGGCCAGCGCCTCGGCGTGCGCCCGCTTGAGCCCGGCGTTGTCCTCCGGCGCCAGCCACATGGTCTGGATCGGCGCAGCCTCGAACGATCCGGCCGTGGTTTCGATGACGTACCTGCCCCGGGCCTCGTATGGTCCCTGAGCGGCCCGGAAGGTCTTGGCGATGACCCGGGCGACGAACACACCATCTCCGGTCTTGGTGGCGCTCTCGGTGATCCGCTCGTGGCCTTCAGCGTCGAACCACGCCTTGACAATGATCCGGTCCCCGGTGGTGACGTTGCTGGCGTTGATCTTTCCCTTGGCGGTCATCGCTGGCTCCTTGTCGTTGTGCTCGCTGCTGATATGGAGAACATTACAGGCATGACAGTGAAGTGTCAACTCCAAAGGCGCTCCTGTGAAGTAGACCACAAGTCTTGACACTTAAGCGTCACGCCTGTAAAGTAGTACTCACAAGGCAGCGAGCGAAGGGAACAGCAGAGATGATCAACCAGGCGATCGAAGCGGAATTGGTCGAGGACAGCGGCCACGAGATGGGCTGCTGGGAGTACTGGGTGGAACGGCTGATCGAGTCGGCGCCGGAGCTGGCCCTGGAGGGTAGCCACGCCGAGATCCACCCCGTCACCCAGATGACCCTCATGGACATGTTCTACGCCGAGACCACCCGCGAGACCTGGAAGATCAGCCGGTGCGAGTGCGACGTACCGAGCACGCTGGATCGGATCTATCAGGAGAGCTGAGGCCCGCCCGGCCGGGGTCGAAAGATCCCGGCCGTAGGTGTTGACACTTAAACGTCATGCCTGTAAAGTCATCCGTATGAACAGCGAAGCGAAGCTCCCCAAGACCCAGGCCGCAGCCCTCCAGATCCTGGTTGACGGCATGAGCGCCGAGGACTGGTCGGCCGCCGGTGCCCACTCGAACGCGGGTCCGCAAGGGGTTCGTCCGGCGCGAAGGCAACCGGGCCGCGTTCGAGACCGTCCGGTACTACCGCCAGGCAGCCTGAGACGCACGAGAGCCCCCGAGTACAGGTCGGGGGCTCTCGTGCACCGGGTGAGTGAAGTCAGGCAGCGGCGGACACCAGGTCGGTACGCGCGCCCTGGCCGGGCCGGTTGGCCTTCCAGGCGTCCAGTGCGGCGCGCGTGAACACCGGGAGGTTGTACTGGCCCTCGGCCTGCCGCTCGGGCAGCGCCTCGGGGCCGATGCCGCGCGCCACGTAGCTGGAGAGCGTGTTCCGCTTCAGGCCCAGGTACTCAGCGGCTGGCCCGTAGCCTACGAACTCTTGCGGCTGGTTCTCCTGAGTCGTCACGGTGTCACCTTCTCTCGGTCGATGGTCTCCCATCGAACTATACAGGCACGCCTTTCCCTCTGACAAGCCTCAGTACTTGCATCGGCACGTAATAAAAGTTCAGCCCGTTCCGGGGAGGGACGGCGCAAGCTGATCGCAGTGGATCACGCCGCGATAGTCGTTCATTGCCTTCAGCACCGCGCGGCCCCGGTCACCGGCCGGTCCGGCCACCGGCTCCGGTCCGCTGGTGAACAGATCCAGCATCACGCACATGGCTCGGTCCTGGTCCCGCTGGGCCAGGTCTCTGGCCTTCTCGGCCTCGCGCTGGTTCGTCCAGATCCAGGCCGACAGCAACGTGGCGATGACCAGCACGGCCAGCCCCCATGATGCCAGGATCCACCAGACCCGGCGCGGAATGTCCCATTGGCTGCTCGGCACTGTCACATCAGCCCCCCGCGCTGGACGGCCCAGACGATGAGGAGAGCTCCGGCGCCGGTGGCTCCGGCGGCGGCAACGGCAACCTGACCGGCGTACCGGGTCCGGAGAGCCAGAGTCTCAGAAAGCCGGGGCCGAGCATCGTGGCTGAGCTGATCAGCATCAACGGCCACGGGCCTGCCGTGAGCACGGTCCACGTTCCCCATGCACCCCCGAGCAGCAGGAAAAAGAGATCCCGCTGGAGGGGCGGTAGCGCGCGTCTGCTCACTCACTTGTCCCTGCCTTCCCAGCTCGCGGGGCTTCTCTCGCCGAGCGTACGCGAGTCGGACCGGAGCGCGAACCGGTGCGTCGTAGGAGCATGGGGTCTGTCACTACTGGACCGTCCCAGCAGAGATCAAGAGCTGAACCGGTGTGATGACGGCGAGCCACCCGATCGGCAGCCTTGTGCTTGGTCAGGCTCGGAATGGTTCGATGATCAACTAACGAGGGCCACGGGTACCAGACCTCCCGGTTGGCCCGTTTGGCCCATGCTCCCACACGCATGTCATCGGGCACCCCGTAGCGCCGGTCGCACCACTCGATCATCTCGGGGACGTCGCGGGTCGGCACGACCAGGCTCACTCCCCAGAGCACCCGCTCGGCCCGGACCCAGCTCGCGCCGATAGCGTCGGCGCGCGCCGTGAGGTGATCCCAGCGCGGCGGCGCCATCCGGCCGGTGCCGAGGTAGGGGGAGACGATCGCGCCCTCGGGCACGTACGCCAGCGCCCGCTCCAGCCCGGCCAGGTAATCGGCACACACGAGCGCGTCGTCCTGGATCAGCACGTGGTAGTCGGCATCGGGGTCAGCCAGCGACCAGACGGTGCGGGCCGCGCGCCAGATCCGGTCCGCGTTGCCGGACGGCGGACCCTCCATGTCCCAGGAGATCGCCACCGTCCGGTCCAGGGCGGCCAGCAGCTCAATCACCTGCTCCCCCCGGTCCGGGTGGGCCATCACGGCGGCACTGACTCTCACACGCCGTCCCGCAGTGCCCGAAGGATCAGGTCGCGCTTGTCCTTGCGGTACCCGAGACGAATGCCCCGGAGCTTGGCGAGCGCCTTGAGCTGAGCGATGTTCAGCTCCCCGATGGTGGTCGGCCGCTCTACGCCGGTCACCTCCTGGGCCTCCTGATCCGAGACGATCTCAAAGGCGGGGGTAGTCGGCTTCAGTGCACTGATCCCGGGAATGGTCTGCTCGGCCTCCTCGAACGAGATCGTGGCGGCCGAGCCGACCGCGTAGGTCTCGCCCTGGATCTGCGGCACAGCCACACCCTCGCTCGTGATCGCGGTGGGCTGAAGCACGCTCGACTCCGTGGCGACGTACGGAGTTGACACTTCAGTGTCAGGGCGAAGGGGCGGGCCGGAGGCCAGCCGGGTAACCGCGAGCCGGTCGTGGAAGATCTCGATCGGGTCCAGCACGCCTTCGTCCACAAGTTCGTCCACAGCCTGTGCAACACCGGGCCAGTCCGGGTGGCCGTAGTCGTCCACGGCGATGAGCGCGCCCTCGGCCAGATGCGGCGCCCAAAGCTCGATGGCCGAACGGGCGCCCTCGGCCGAGTGGTCGTCGTCCACGAACAGCAGGCCGACCGGTGGCCCGGACCAACCGGCCGCAGCATCGGCCGCGAAGCTCTTCACCAGCGTGATGGTGTTGTTGTAGCCCTGGGCCATCACGTTGTACCGCGCCCAGGTCTCCGAGCCCGCCTCGCTGAACGGGGGGCCGTACGTGTTCCCCTCCAGGTCCCAGGCGTCGAAGCCCCACACGCGTGCGCCGAGACCCTGGCGGGAGCCCCAGGCCATCATCAGCGCGGTACGACCCTGATAGACCCCGAGCTCCACGATGGCCTGGTCCTTGGGGACCTGGGTGGAGAAGTCGGCCAGGGCCAGGCCGATCTCGTCGGGCGTCGCGCCACGCACGCGCCGGAAGTGCCGGGGGATCGGGAGCTTGCGCATCGGGGTGTTTCCTCTCGGTCGCTGGGGTACAGCCTTCGGCGTCGAGCCCGGGGTGAGCCGGGATTGGACCGCCCGGCTCGGGCGTACGTCGGACCGGCCCGGCCGGAGCGCGCGGACGGCGGCCACGTCGGCCAGCATCCCGTTTCCGCGCCACCGGTCATAGGCCGTCTTGTCCCGCTTGAACTGTTCGCGTGAGTTGACTCGTTTGTACTGGTCGTCGGTGGCTGCCTTGGGCTGGCCCCGGCCGTCCCTCGCCATCGGGTGCACGTGCTCGATGCGCACTTCGGGGAGGTGGACGAGGGCGCCCGCCCCGCCGAATAGATCCATCATCGAGTTGTCGCAGTACATGTGCTCGACCGGCGCCGGGACCATCCGGCCGAGCACCCGCACGGTGTCAGCGGTCACGGCCCACTCGGTGCTGAGGTTGCTCCCCTGATAGCCGTCGTCCCCGAACACCATGCCCGAGCCGAGCTCGTGCAGCACGTTCAGGTAGCGCGCGGCCCAGCCGATCGTCTGCGGGAGGTGGTCGTCACCGGCGAACCCGAGCGCGAAGTACTTCCGGCTGAGCGCGACGTTCCCGGCCGTCCAGTTGAGCTTGTGCACCATCGGCATCCAATGGTCCGCCGTGACGATGGAGAACAGCGGCTCATCGGTGTCCGGGTTGCGGGTCTCCTCGAACAGCGCTTCATAGGCGTCGAACTGAGGGTCATCGGCATCCCGGATCACGATCATGTGCGCGTGGTCCCAGGCGTTGGTGAAGTCCCAGGCCGCGATCACCTTACGGATGTTGCCCGGTCGGCCCCGGGTGGGGATGAGGACGGCAAGCTCAGCGGGCATCGGTGCTCCAGGTGAAGTGCGGACTCGTGACGGTCGCTCGCTCGGCGCCGGGCTTGATCAGCTTGGGATTCTCCCAGCGCGAGCCCTGGCCGTGTGCGCGGCTGGTTGAGTACAGGTAGTGGTACATGATCCGGGGGATGACGATCTCGGTACGCAACCGGCCGCCGCGCCGGAGCTGATCCACCCAAGACCGGTCCTCGGGCGCGCCGCGCCGGGTCCGGCGAAAGTCGGCCGTGGCCGCGATGCGCGTACGCATCGGGTTGATGTGCGAGATGTCCCGCTCGTGACGGCCCTTCAGGTTGCGCCAGCGCGCGTACGCGAGCGAGTGATAGGCGATGGCGGTCGGGTGGCCATCCGAGTAGCACTGGACCTGGAAGCCGACGTAGTCCGGACCGTCGTCAAGCGTGGCCATCACTTCGTCCACGAAAAACGGCGCCACCAGGTCATCGTCATCGACGAACGAGACGTAGTCGGTCTTGGCAGCCATGACCAGCTTCTGCCGGATCTCGGGGAGCGACGGCGCGCCGTCGTTGTGCCAGCCGACCACGCGCACCCGGCCCGCGTACGCGTCGAGCTGAGGCAGCAGCCCCGCCATCAGTCGCTCGAACAGCGGACGGCGCTCGCCCAGGGTCGGGACGAGGATCGTCCATGTAGGCGCGGCTGTCATGTCCCCAGACTACCGGATGACGGGGCGCCTCGTCGTGGCCGTGCTCGCTAGGGGACCAGGGGACCTAGGGGACCCTTTCCGCCCTTCGCCTCGCGTGCGAGTGTGCGCCTCGCGTGTGTGCGCCCAGATCTACAAACTACTTTCTGGAAACTGCAATAGGCATTTGGGTCCCCTAGGTCCCCTAGTCCCCTAGTCAGACTTCAGGCGGATTGTCCGAATGAGTCGGGATCATGGTGTAAAGACCCGTAACGTACTTGGTCCCCGTGGCGTCGCCACCTATACCCCGCCCCGGCCATGCCTGGAGGTAGTCGACGAGGTCTTGAAGGATCTGGTCACCCCATCCCTCGGGATTGGTGCCATCGTCGTAGACCTGCACGGTGACGTTCGATCCGTTGGGCAGCGGGACATTGACCTGGAGCGGAAAGACGATCACGTTCTGGACGTTCTCGCTATACGGCATCGAGATCGTTCCTTGCTCCGGTCCAATAGGCCGGGTTTAGATCCGCGCTCAGTGCAGGGATCTGAGTGTTAAGCGAATCCACGAAAGCGTCCATGGCTGCTTCAGCCGCGACCGCTACAGCTTCGTTCGTTGGACCTGAGGAGCTCAACGGAAATTCGACGTTAATCGCTCCCGGAAAATCAGTCATGTTTACGGTGTACATAATCTTAGTAGCCGTGAAACCGTCGGTTGGGATTGCCATTGTTTCCTCCTAAGCGGCCTCAACCGCAATGACGTCCTTCTGGGTGGCAGCACCAAATGATTGCCAGCTACCCGAACCATTATTAACAAGCGTCGCACCAACCGTTACCTGTCCGGAATCCGTTGGAGTAAATACTCCGAACAGTGGGACATTAAGACCAACATTAGCCGTGTGCGACCCGCCAAGCTTGCAATCGATCTCTGTTCCAGCAGCCGTGAGGGTAGGGCCAGTTTGCCATCGGAGCCTGACCTGGCACGTTAGACCAGCCGTGCTAGATTGGACCGATTGAATTCCGGTTACCTTGTACTGAACACCCGCCGCAGCTAGGAAGCTATGCACCTGAATAACGGTCTCGGTGGTAGTGATCGTCGGTGTTGCAGGAACTGGAGAACTGCGCTCATCCCGGAAGATGAACCCCTTCTGACCGCCCTTAGATGAGCCGCCGATTACCAACAGCGAGCCGCGCGCGCTGAGCACCTGGACCACGAGCCCGGCCGCCGTGGTCACGTTGTCCAGGCACGGCACGTTGGGAACGATGACCCCGCTGCCCAGCTCCAGGTCCACCGTGCCGTCGGCGTTCACCGTGTCGACGGTGGCCGTGCGCAATGTCAGCACCGGCTCGCCGTCCGAGGAGGGGACCAGCTTTTCGAGCAGCTTGGTGTAATCGGCCGTCATCAGAGCTCCCGGACCTGGAACGAAGTATCAGACACGAGGTCCAGGGTCACGGCATCCACGGCCAGCGAGTCCCCCCGGCGGCTCACCACATCCCCGGCGCTGATCGTCGGGTCGTACGGCCTCAGCAGCTCCGAGGTGGCTCCGGCGCCGACGTTCTGGGCGAGGATCGTCTGGGCCGCGCTCAGCGCGGCAGCGGTGTCCAAGAGCAACGGGGAGCTGAAGAACAGCGTCGAGCGACCGTACGGGCTGGTTCCCGGGCCGGTGCCCGCGTAGGTCGGCGAGCTCGGGTCGTCGTCGATCGCCACGGCCTGAACCGGCGGGGTGCCGTCCTGGGCTTCTCCCCGTGCCACCACCACGTTGGGCGGCCGGGTGTCGTAATTGACCGACAAGCTGGTGAGCTGATCGAGCGGGTACGTGGTGGTCGGGTCCGGCACCTCGGCGCCCACCTGGATATGGCCCACCCGGTCGTACCAGGCGGTCAGGCTGAACGAGTCGAGCACGCTCAGCAGCTCCGACCAGGGCGCCGTGCCGGAGTCCAGGCCGAACACCCGGTCTGCCCCGAGGAATCGGCCGGTGGCGGCCACGCCCGGATTGACCCCGGTCCGGTTGGTTACCACCGTGTTGATCATGTCACCCAGATCGGTGCCGCTCGGCACGGTGAGCGCGTCCTCGAACCGGTAGCGCTCCACATTGTCCGAAAGATCGATGATCGTGATGTCCACCGTGCGCTGGCTGGCCGTCGTGTTGGTCTTGGCCGTCGCGATCTGGAACGACCCGTACGGCACGCTTGACACTGAACCGTCAAGAAGCTCAATACCGAGCTCCACCTCCACCCGGGTACCGAACGGGGTGAGCAGGTCGCCCGGCCGCTCGGGGATCAGGTCGTCACCGGCGAACGAGAGCCGCCCGTCCCATCGGGCGTTTCGCCGGGCGTCCTGGGTGATGCTGCCCGAGATCGGCTCCAGGATCTGGGTCGCGCCACCACGCGAGAAGGTGACCCGGCTCCAGCGTCGATACGCCGTCGGTACGTCGAGTGCGGCCTGGGCGCGCGCCGAGGAGAACTGAGTGGCCATTACAGGAACTCCTGAGGGTCGGGCGTGGTCGGCCACGGCTGGCGGGTGATCGTGATGGCCAGCACCTTGACGTTCTCGACCGGCGCCGAGACCCGCCATCCTTGGGGAGCGAACCAACCGGGCGTGCCGCCGAGCGGCGAGAGATAAACCCGGTCCGCCCGGAGCAACTCTTCCAGCTCGTCGATGGCGGCACGGCCCTCGACGGCGATGGACAGCGCCGTGTCCTCCCCCGGGATCGTGGTGGCCACCGTGTGCAGCCCTCCGTCCAGCGGCGTGGAGTCGGCCACCAGCCGGGGGAACGCGTTGTTGCGGCTGGTCGTGATGGCCATCAAGTCGGTCAAGTTGGCGATGCGGTCCAGGCCGTCATCGAACGTGAAGGCTGGCACGGTGCTTTCCGAGAAGTCGGTCACCTTCAGCTCCGGCACCGGCAACGGCCCGCCGGAGATCGTGCCGTCCAGCCGGACGAAGTGCGCCTCGTGGAACAGCGGAGTGTGGTCCGCGCTGGCCGCCGAGCCGTTGCCGCCCGCGAGCACGCCCGGGGAGACAGAGGAGGTGTCGCCGGACGCGTGAGTGTGGCCGGTGGTCGGTGAATCGCCCAGGTCACCCGAGCTCGGCCGCTGGAAAGATCCCGTGCTGGAGGTCCCGGTGCTGGTGTTATGGGAGTGCGTAGTCAGCGTGTGGGTGTGGGTCGGCGTCGTGTGCGCGTGCGTCGAGCTTCCCCCGGTGCTGTTCACCGAGTCGGTCCCGGCATCACGAGCGAACAGGTTGCGCATATCCGGCGTGCCGCCCGAGCCGTTGCACAAGGTCAGCAGCGGATCGAGGCTGGCGACATCACCGAGGTACAGCCCGATGACCCGGGTCTGGGTCCCTCCGGCCGCATTACGAATCACCTTCAGCCGCCGATTCGGCGGCTCCACGCTGACACTGTTCGTGTTGCCCCCGGTCTGAGTGCCGGTGCTACCGGTACCGGCGCTGGCGACGTCCATGGGGTGCGTGTGCCGGGGCAGCCAGCGCGGATCCCCCGAGCCGGTGCCCGCTTCCTGGCTGGAGCTGGGATTGCTCAGCCCGGTGTTGGCGAGGCTGTGATCGTGATTGAACCCGGTGTGACTGTGCGTCCCGATCGCGTGCGCATGGGAGGCCGTGCCGATCATCGCGCCACCATCACCGGCGGCAGCTGCGCCCTTCAGGTACCGGCCGTTGCTGTCCAGATCAGCTTCCCATCCGGAGACATCCTCGGTCGCCCAGGCCAGAGCGTTGACGGGGTACCCGGGCTGGGTTCCCCCGGACTGGATCCAGATCACTTCGCGGGTCGGCGGCTGGTCGTTGACCGCACCGGCCGTAGCCACCGTGTCGCCGGTATTGGTGGCGTCGTGCGAGCCGGTGTTGAACGGCCGGGCGTGTGAGTGCGGTTGGTCGGCCTGAGGCTGAGTAGCACCGTTGAACCGCGCGCTGGTGGTGGAGGTGTTGCTCACCCCCGTGTTGCCGCCGACCGAATGACTGTGCGCCGGGATCGTGTGGTGGTGGCCGGGCAACGTATGGGTGTGGGTCGAGCTGCCTCCGGTGTCAGTCGGCACACCGGTACCGCTGGCCGCCCGGATGTGGAACCCGTCCAGCGCGGTGACCCTCGTCCAGCCGCTCGGGATCGTCGCGACTGAATCCGGCCAGGCCAGGATCATGTCAGCCGGGATCGTGTCCGGCAGCTCGATGAACGACGAGACATAACCCCAGTACCGGACACGATAGGTGATGTCACACGAGTCGGTGTGAACCGTGCACACCCCGTCAACCTGGCCGGTCTGCGGATCGAGCTGCGGAATGGCCAGATCCAGATATGAACCGTTCAGCCCGTCCGGCACCGTGGCGATGCGCTGGGAGCCCGTGCAGTCGTCGCGGTATACCTCGGCCACCACGAAATCGTTGTCCCACGGCTGGCCGCCTGGATCGGTCCAGGTGACCCGGTATCCGTCACCCTCGGGTTCCACCGTGACGTTCGGCGGGGAGGAGCTGGGCACGGTGTTGGCCACGGTGAAGCTGAGCGTGACAGCCCACTCGAACGGATCCGCGCTCCGGATGATCGAGCGCGCCGAGAAGTCGGCTGTATAGGCGCCGTCGTCCAGGCCCACATCCATGTTGATCAGGCCCGGCGGGGTGCCCGCACCGTCGGCGGAATACACCGAGGCACCCAGCGCGTCCTTGACATTCACCGACCAGTCAAGCGGGGGCAAGCCGTCATAACCGACCCCTCCGAACACGAGGCGTGGCTGGTCGGTGTCGGTTACCGTGCCGCCGCTCTGGTCCACTCCGGCGGCGTCCTGGATCTCCGGCGTGTAGTCCGGGTGGAACCGGCATTCGATATCTATATAGCACTCTTGCGTATGGTTCTCCGTCGCTCCCCCGGAAGCGTTGGCCAGCAGGCCGCCGCCCAGGTTGAGGTCTGATAGAGCGCCCGGTGTGGCCAATCCGAAAGCGGCATCCTGGTACCAGTTCGTCCCGTAATTGAACCCGGGATTAACCGATGAGATGAGCACCGTCTCGAACCGGAAGTAATCCGACGTCCCGCGACCGGCGTAGATATTGTCGTTGAGTTTGCCGGTCACGGTGCCGTTGCATCGCGCACGAATGTGCGGGCGCATGCGATGGCGTTGATAACCGGCCGCCGGGGTATGCGAATCCATCCGCAGATTCCAGAGCTGAACGTCCCCGAACAACGCCATGAGGATGTAGGTCGCATCCGAATTATCCGAGGTGACAGCGCTCAGCGTGCCGGATGGAACGGCTGAGGCATCGCCTACCTTCCGGGTCGAGACCGGTCGGATGGTGTCGATTACGGCCACGTCAACCCCACAACAGTCATGACTCTCATGTTGTCACACCCCGACGTCGGCCAGTTGTGGTGGTGGCTGAGGCCCAGTGCCGATGAAATCGGCAGTGACCTGGCGGACCCGCCCGATCTGGATCACGGCGACCGAGGCGGCAACCGGTGCGGCCCAGACCTCCTCGGCATCACTCGGGGAGATGAGAACCAGCGGCCGGTCCAGGCATGCCTTCAGGATCGCCAGCTCCTCCTCGCTCTCGACGGCCGCTGTCATGTGCAGGTTGCGTCCGCCGGGCGGCGCCGAGGTGACGAACCGGGAGCCCATCACACCGCTGGCCACGGTGAACGGCCGCGCCACGTCCCATTCGAACTGGCCGCCCACGTTGGCCCACATCGGGCCGTCCGGGCCGAGCGTACGGATCAGGTGCCGATCCTCGTCCCAGTCCAGGCAGAAGAGATCGGGATCCGGTGGTGGCGTCGGCTCCTCCAGAAGCTGGATGAACGCGACCTCCTCGAACGGCGGTTCCTGGGTCGTGCTGGCCAGGGTTCCGGACGTCGAGCTGCCCACGGTCGGCGTGGTGCTCGCGGTATCGACCAGCGCGTGCGTGTGGGCGGCCGTGGCAATGGCCACCGTCGCCGTCGTGATGGCCGTGGTCGATCCGGTCGCCGTGCCGGTGGCGCTGGTGTGGGAGTGGCCGGTGGTCGTATGGGTGTGACTCGGGCTGGTGTGCGTGTGCCCGGTGGCTGATCCGCCGGTCGTGTTGATCGAGGCCGTGGCTCCCCGGGCGTAGCGGCCGAACATGTCGGGCGTGCCGTTGGTCCCGTCACAGAGCTGCCAGAACGGGGGGATAGCGCCCAGCGAGCCACGCCACGCGCAGATCAGGCCGACCGGGAGATCCGGTACACCGCTGGTGTTCTCTTTTACCCGGAGGTTTCGATACGGGGGGAGGATCGAGCTCGCAGCCGTGCCGGAGCTGCCCGAGCCGCCGGAGCTCAACGGCTGGCTGGAGACCGAGTTGACCGTGATCGGGTGATTGTGTGTGGCCGCCGAGGTCACGGCGCCGGAGCCGGTCGCCGGTGCGAGAGTCGAGCTGAAGCTACCGGTGCCCGCGCTGGTGTGAATGTGTGAGGCCCCGTTGTGCCCGTGAGCGGCCAGCGAGTGCGAGTGGCTGTTGATTCCGCTGGCGACCTGGATGCCGGGACCGGCGCCGATCACGCCCTTGATCAGCCGGTTGGTGGCGTCGGTGTAATCGGCCCATCCTGACACTGAAGTGTCAAGGTGATGACCGAGCGCGCCATCCGGCACACCGAGAGGCGTTCCGTCCGACTGGATGTATATCGTCTCCAGCCGCTCGGTGTCGTTGGAGGCGTCACCGATGGCCGGGGTGTTCGTGCCGCTGTCCATCGTCGTGCTGTTCGTGCTCGGCCGGGAGTGCGTGTGGGTGGTCAGCGCCTTCAGCGCACCGGCCGTGTTCGCGGTGTTCACCGTGCCGGTGGCAGCAGCGGTCGGGGTCGTGGTCGTGTGCAGGTGGCTGGTGTCGTGCACGTGTGTCGGGGCCGTGTGGGTGTGAGTGCCCGCTCCCCCCGTAGTGCCTGGATCGGTCGAGTCGTCCGGGACACCTTTCAGGTAGAGCCCGTCCAGCGCGCTCACCCGGTTCCAGCCGTCCGGGATCGTGCCTTCGGAGCCGGGCCACATGACGATCAGGCCGAGCGGGATGGCCGGGTCGAAGAAATCGGACCAGTTGCTGATCTGGAGCGCACCGTCCACCCGGCCGACGGTGCGCGCCCGGTAGTACGAACAGCACGGCTCGCCGGGGTGATCGCACACGCTGGGCGAGTCGGTCCGGGGCAGCGTGAAGTCCTCCCACTCCGCGCACTCGCCGGTCTCCAGCGGCCCCAGGATCGCGATCGTCGTCATGGTCGGGTCGCTCGGGCAGTCCACCCGCTGAATCTCCAAGTAGCCCTGATCGCCGTCAAAGTCACCGGTGAACGGGGCGCACGCGGTCACCCGGTAGAACGGGGTGCCGTCCACGAGGTCCACGGTCGGGTTGTCCGGCGCCGGGACCAGACCGGTTGACATCGTAAAGTCAACCGTCTCCTCATCCGAGGCGTAGGCGATGTTGCTGCCCAGCGTGGTCCACATCTGGAAATGAGCCGTGTACGAACCGTTGTCCAACGGGATGGTCTCGCGATCGACCGGCGCGCCCGAGACGACGCCGGTATCCCAGATGATCGTGGCACCCGAGGTGACCCAATACCGGAACTGACGTGCGGCCAGCCCGTCCAGGTCGGGCGTGTCGATGTGCATGACGGGCTGGGTCGTATCGGAGACCGTGGTCGTGGAGACGTCGGATCCGTCCAGCACCTCGGGCGTAAAGGTCGGTGCCTCGCGGGTGTCCACGTCCAGGTAGAGCTCGTCGATCTTGACGAGATCGCTCTGGCCGGTGACGTAGGCCGAGAGCACGGTGGCGCCGTCGGGGGGAGCACCGAACCCCCACGAGCCGGTGACTGTGCCAGGTGACAGCGTGAACTGACCGGTGGCCGCCGCGACCAACTGGCCGTTCGCCAGCCGGACGGCCCAGAAGGCGTCACCCTCCTCCCCTCGCGCGCGGATGCGTACCCGGTGGCGCTGCTCGCTAGCGGGGGGAGAGTCAACCGGGGTTGACAGGACCATGGACGATCCGGTGCCGGACCAGATCGCCCAGGTGGCGTCCGAGTCGTCCGCCGTTACGGAGTCCAGGGTCCCGCTCGGCTGAGCCGTCCAGCCCAGCCCGGAGGCGACTCCGCTGGGCCGCAGTGTGGTGACCGTGGCCATGGCCCTACCTCACAGCCCCGGCCTGGGCCAGCCGCTCCAGGACGGCCTCGGCGGCCTCGATCCCAGCGTCGGCGCCCTGGCCCTGGATGATGATGGCGCCCGGTGCGATCGTCACCGTCATGCCTCCGGGCTGGTTCGAGCTGGCGCCGTCGCCACCGCGCGGCGCGGCCGGGCTGGCCGTGAACGCCGGGAGGTCGGCGGTCAATCCGGCCAGGGTGTCCTTGATCGTCTTGCGCTCATCCAGAAGCCCGGCCTGGAAACCCTGCATGACCAGCTGGCCGTTCTTACGGAGGATCTCCTCGTCGACCTTGGGCGGTCCCTTCCACGAGGGCAGCAGCGAGGTCAGTGAGGAGAGCAGCGAGCGCACGCGGCCGAACCCAGCTTCGATACCGGAGATCAGGCCGCTGATGATGCGCGAGCCCGCGCTGATCAGCCAGCCCCCGGCGCCGGAGAAGGCGCCGGTGATCGCACTCCGGATACCGCTGATAGCCGAGGTAGCCAGCCCCGCCCCTCCCCGGATGGTGGACGCCAGGCCGCTGACTACGGCGCGCCCGGCAGCCGAGAGCCAGCTCCCGGCCGAACTGACCGCACCCAGGATCGCGCTTTTGATTGAGTTGATGGCCGAGGTAGCGGCACCGATACCCGCTGAGAGCATCGCGCCCGTGAAACCGAGGATGAGCCGGATTCCGGCAGCCGTGAGCTGGGCCTGGACGGTGAGGATCGTCCGGACGATGGCTAGGTTGATCTGCCCGACGGCAACCGCGATCTCGGGGAGGGACTGGATCACTCCGGTAACCAGGGCACGCATGATCGCAACGCCTGCCTGGGCGAGCTGCGGAGACAGTGCGATAAACAGGTTGACCAGCGTCGGGATCAACGTGCCGGTGATAAAGGCCGTGATCATTGGGATATTCTGCGATAGCGCGCTGACCAGCGTAGTGATAACACCGATCCCGGCCTGGAGGAATTGCGGGTTGTTCTGGAACAGCGCCACGATCTGCGGGACCAGAGTCGTGGTGAACCAGTTGGTCAGAAGTGTCAGATTGTCACTGAACGACTGGAGGATCAGGGTCAGCGCGCCGATCCCGGCCTGCAAGAACTGCGGGTTGTTCTGGAACAGATTCGTTATTGCCGGGATGATCGTGCCGGTGACGATGGTCAGGATCTGGCCGATGTTGCTGACCATTCCCTGGAGGAATGACTGGAGTGCAGCCGCACCTTGGGCCACCAGTGCCGGTCCCTGGGTCACCAGCGTGTTGATCAGCGCCGGGATGATTTGGGTCTGAGCCGCCGTGACCAGCTGGGGGATCGCGTTGCCGAGGCCCTTGACGATGGCCAGCAGCAGGTTGGAGCCGAGGAGCAGGAGCTGCGGAACAGCCGTGATCAGAGCCGAGATGATCTTGGGACCGGCCGCGATCAGTGCCGTATAGAGCGCAGGCAGCGCGCCGAGGACGCCCTGGATCAGGCCCTGGACCAGGCGCAATCCAGCCGAGATGATGATCGGGATCAGCCCTATCAGGCTGGTCGCCAGAGTCGTCACGATGTTCACGACTGCCGGTAACAGAGCTGGGAGCGCCTTCACGATCCCGTCGGCCAGGCCGTTGATCAGGTCACCGGCCGCCGCGACGACCTTGGGTAGCGTGGTCTCCAGGTTGGTCACTAGCGCAGTGACTAGGGCTATGACCCCCTGAATGACGGCAGGGATGATCGTGGGCAGGGCGTTCGCGATACCGTCGACCAGCTTGATAGCGGCGTCGGTGACCTGAGCCCGGAAAGCCAGGATTTTGGAGATGATGCCCGGCAGATTGGTCACCAGGAATTGCAGTCCCTGAGTCACCAGCCGCTGGATAAAGTCAATCGCGAAGCTGAATGCGTCGCCCCAGGAATTGAAACTGGTCAGGAAATTCTTTACCGAGACGTACGCGTGCGTAAGCCATTCGATGCCGTGACCCAATCCAACGACCAAGTCTCCGAGGCCATGAATGAAGTCCGTGAAGAATATCGTGGCGTCGGGACCGGAATCCGCGATCGAGGTGAAGAAGCTGGCGAAGTCATTGCCCAGTCCGGGCAGCGTGGCGGCGAGCCCCTTCAAGAATGGAGCAGCCGCCGCGATCAGCCCGTTGAAGCCGGGCAGCGCATTGGTCACCAGATCGGACAGGCCCTTGGCGAATGGCACGATGGCCGGAGCGATGTCCTTGAAGGCGTCCTTGACCTGAGGTCCGATGCCGACGACCAGCTTACGGAACACGCCGAGCGCGTCGACCAGCGGAGAGAGGATCGGCTGGGCGGCGTCGGTGAAGGTCTTCTTGAGATCCTTGACCAGCGTGCTCGCGGCGCTCTTAAGGGCCGGTTGTTCTTTCAGCAGGAACGCGCCCAGGCCGATGACCCCGAGGCCACCGGCGGCCAGCACGGCGCCCGCGATGGCGGCGCCCAGCGCCGGGCCGACCACGGCCGCGATACCCGCGACGATGCCGACTCCGGCCACGATCAGTGCCGGGCCGATCAGGCTGGGCAGCGTGGACAGTCCGCCGGTCAAGCTCTTGGCGAACGCCTTGATAGCCGACTTGCCGGTTTTCTCCAGGGTCTTGGAGAAGTCGTTGCCCGAGTCATCGGCCGATTTGTTCAGCTCCCGGCCGATCACCTTCCCGGCCTCGCGCGCCTCGACCACGGTCCGGGCCACGTCGGCATCGTCGATCTCAACCGGGATCTTGACAGGGTCGATGCGCATGGCAGCCAGCGCGGCGTTGATCTGGGCTTCGGCCTTGCGAGCGAAGTCCTTCACATCCCCGGTGATGATGACCCGGGCCGAACCGACATCGGTAGCCACGTGCCCAGCGTACGGACCGGATGATGTCCCGTCACTCCGGGCTAGGGTGGCATCTCGGCTAGGATGGCCGCCATGGACGTCTCACGAGCTCAGCTCTCGAACATGGGCAACTCTGTGCAGGTGATCGATCCGTCCTTTCCCTGGACGGTAGACGTCTATCTGAACGAGAACAGTGAGCGGCCTGAGGTGCGCGGCCTGGTGATCTGGGCACGCGATGACGGCGACCCGATCACGTCCACGGTGCTCGCTCAGATCCCGGTGCGCCAGCTCGCCAGCGTGGCCGCCAGCGCGTTACTCGGGGAGGGTGAGGCTCAATACCGGATGTTGGCTATGCCGCGCCCTGCGGGCGCCCGGAGCTGGCCGCCGGACCACTTTGAGCGCGTGGCACGCGTTGGCGCCTGGGCACGCGCGACGGGTCGTCCTGGCGGGGCTGCTGGCGCTGTGTCTGAGTTCTGGAGCGTGCACTATCGGACGGCTCGCCGGTGGCTGTCAGGCCACCAGTAGGCATCGGCCCGGCCAGAGTCTCGAACTCGGTGACGATCTTCTCCGGGTCCGGCGTCCGTTTCCTGCCGGTCGTCAGCGTCTCGTTCTCCAGCAGCCGGACGAACTTGTCACGATCCTTCTGCTCAGCGAAGTTGCTCATGATGATCGAGTGCACGGCATCGAGCGCGGCACCGAGCGGCTGGGTGTCCCAGCGGAACCCGCGCTGAGCCAGTGCTCCACCGACCAGCGGCCACGATGCCTGGCCCACGGTCGCGAGCACGAACGCGACGTGGAACGAGCGCCCGGCGGCGGCCTCCACGGCGTCCATCAGCGCCACGCTCAGCTCATCCCCGGTGAGACTGCCGTCCAGCAGCATGGCGTCCAGGTCGAGCTCCTCGCCTGGGGTTGACACGATCATGTCAAGAACGGCCATCAGGTCGGCTGAAGCCAGCACCGGCCACCAGTCGACGGCCGGGAGGGCCGGTACCTCGAAGGTCCGGCCCCCCAACTCGATCTCAATGGCCCAGCAGCGCATCGAGGCAGCCGGGTCCACGTCCACGGTCAGGCCTTGGCCCAGGCCAGCAGCCGGGTCACGCTCTCCGCTGGCAGCGCGCCGTCCCACTTGGGCGCGTGCTCCAGCTCCGGCACGTCGCTGAAATCGTCCCAGTGCTCCAGCTTGTAGTGATAGGTGATCGTGCCCTGAGGATCGAGGCCGATGCCGACGATGAAGTAGCCACCCTCGAACATCGGATCATCATCCGGGTGGTGCGCCTTGGAGCGCCAGGAGCTGAAGTTCAATGCGCTGGCCAGCGCGGCGGTCAGCGCGCGCCGGTGATCGTAGAGCTCGCCGAACGTGTGGAAGCCGTCGCTGACGTCCACCGCGTCCCCGGCCAGCTCAACATCGCAGACGCCCTTACCGTCGCTGTCGACCAGCGTGAATTCCCTGCTCATGCGCCACCGCTCGATCGCTTGTCTTCGAACAACGGCGGATTGACCACGGTCTGCGGGCGCGCGACCGGACCGGCGCGGCCGGTGTCGTGCTTGATCCCGGCGCGCATCGCGTGATCCTTGGCCGCGATAAGTCCGTTCAGCGCGCTGATCAGCTCAGGCGAATCGGTCCGGATCTCCTGGAGCAGGTCCATGGCCGCCCCGTAGAACGGCGCCGAGAAGCGCCACAACGTCTTGGGGAGGTGCGAGAAACACAGCCACTGGAGTGCGTCGATCACGCCCGGGTAGCGGCTCTCAGTGATGGCCGCCGCGTGCTCGCGGGTACCGAGCACCATGGCCGGGTCGATGTCGCGGGCGCCTTCGGGAGCCATCATCACGGGATCATCTTTCTGGACGGAGCAGTCTTACGAACTGCCTTCTTGGCCGGGGCTGCCTTCTTGGCGGTAGTCCGGCGTTCGGCGCGGTTGGTCGGCTGGCCGAACGCGTCGATCGTGAGGTGGACGATTTCGGAGGTGTCCTTCATCTCCAGGTTCCCGGCCAGCATCTGATCGTCCAGCCAGTCCTTGTCGACCTGGTTCAGGATCACTGAGTCGATGATCAGCCGGAGCCGTTCGAGCGCGGCCATCACGCTCTCTCCGGTCCAGGTCAGGCCTGGCTGCTGAAGCCGCTTGAGGGTGCGCTGCCAGACCAAGAGCTGTTCTGGCTTGGGCGGCTTGACCCAGATCTGCCGGTCGTGGAAGGTGATCTCCCGCTCCGGGACCTGGGTGTCTTCCGTCGGTTCGGTCATGGGGCCACCCTACCCCAGAGCGACCGGACATCTCACGACCGTCAGATCGGCGCTCCGGCCCCGATACGCACCTGGAAGTCCCTGGATGAGCCAGCTGCTTTCTGGAGCGCGTTGGCCAGGTACGGACGGCCCTTGCGGGCTGGCTGGTGCACTTCCTTGGCTCGGACCCGCTTGCCGCCCACCGTGAACCAGAGGTAGCCGCTTGGATTGTGCGGCCGGATGGTCAGCGCACGGCGGCCATTGTGCACGGCCGCTGCATATTCCGCCGTGTAGATGATCGTCCCGACCACGCTGGTGGTGCCAGTCTCGATCGACGTCGATCCGGAAGCGCGCAAGTAGCCGGTGTCCACGGGTACGCGGGTCTGGGAGTAGTTGAAGGTGCGCCGGGTGAACCGGGTGACCAGGCTCTTGGCGCGGCGCTGGCCGACGCCCTGGAGCTTGTCCACCTTGAGGTTCAGCACGTATTCAGCCATGAGCCGAGACTACCGCTTGACACCTCCCCGGCATGGCGGTAATGTTGCCATTCGTAAGGCAGCGAGGCAGGAAGCGACCGGGCGGGGATGTGCTCCTCAGATGGCGGGTCGAGCTGCCTTGGCAGATGAGATTGGTGCGTTAGGCCCGTTCGATTCGGGCGTCCGGTTGGTCCGGGTGGGGTTCGATTCCCCTTGACCATGGTGGCGAAAAGGGCGACGCGACCCGCGCAGAGAGGTTCGAATCCTCTCCTCATCGCGGTTCGGACCAGGACGCTAATCCTGGGTCTGGGCAAGGGCGATGCCTCGCCCGCCAGTGTGAACCGAGCTCAGGGCATGGGGTGAGGGGATCACGGGTGCCGCGTGTACCTCAGAGGACAGAGGGCCTTTTACTGGCCTGAACTGCTGTGTCGAGTTCAGTACAGCCCGGTCTGATCAACCGGGAAGCTCAGGAGGATGTCGGCGGTTCGACTCCGTCCACGTGGCCGATCAGAAGGGTTACATTCCAACGGTCTGACCTATGGCGATCTTGAACGACACGCCTGTAAGGTCAGAGGCAGCACAGCAGAGGTCCCGGGGCTCAGACCCCCGGGACTTCTTGCGTCAGGATGAAACAGGTCCCGCCTCGGCGCAATCGCAGATCGGACCCCGGATGATCACCGGCATGATGCCGCCGACACAGCCGCCCTGCACGCTCAGCGGCTGCCACTCACCGATGAGCACCTTCTGGTTCCGGCCGGGCCTGCCGTCGATGAAGCAGCAGATCGCACGCCGCAGAGCGGCAGCGTCGTCCATCACGGCCTGGGTGGTGACATCCCACTCCTCGCCGGTCGGGATGGCGTCAGCGTCCGGCGTCGGCGCGCACCGCACCGAGCCGAGCTCCAGCGTGACAGCCCAGGATGAAACACCCTTCGGCAACGGCGTCTCGTCCTGGTTCGGGAACACAGTCGAGCTGGGAAAGAATCCAGCCGGGCGCACCCAGGCCAGACCCTCACAGCACTCGTCCTGGAAAGTTGACAGTAAGTGGTCAACGACGTCGCCCGGCCGGAGCTGGACGTACTTGGGCGGGTTTTCGACCTTGCTCATTTCCTGAGCCAGGCAATCCAACAGCTCCCGGGCGAACGGCATCACGAGCGGGTCGGAAACAGCCATCAGGAACCTCCTACCCAGACCGTCACGCGGTCGCAGTTCTCGGGCAGATCCGGGGAGAGGAGCAACGGAGGACTCTTGCGGCCGGTCGGGTTGAGCGAGCTGATCACATCGTCCACGATCTTGATCCCGGTCTTGCCATCATCCGGGTCGGCGCTGGCCACCTCCAGCTCGACACCCTGGCGGGTGAGCCGGGTCATCTTGGCGGGTAGCGCGCACACACCGCCGGTGAGGCTCTTGCCGTACTCGCACGCCAGCAGCGCGGTAGCCACCTGGAGCATGAGTGGAAGCTCGCGCCCGATCTCGTAGGTGACCTCGAACGAGCCCTCCTCGCCCGGCGCGGCCGTGAAGTTCTGACACGTCGGCCAGCACTCGCCGTCGAGCCGGACCAGCAGGTAGGTCCCGTTGGTCACATCGACCCGGTACGCACTCGGGGGGACCGTCTCGGTGCCCACGGTCACATCGTCCACGCTGACCACCGGGCCGCGCAGCACGATGGCGCACGCGCGCTGGCCGCAGCACGCCGAGGCGCATCCCTGATTGAACCAGCGGCCGTCGAACAAGAACGGCCCGCCAGCCACGCCGAGGCCCGCCTGGGATCCCGGAACGACCTCATACGTCTGGTAGGCCTGCTCCCCCCGATGAGCCTGCGAGGGTCGTACGGTCAGCGGGCAGACCCCGAACCGGCGACCGGTGGCCGCCCAGAGGAAGCCGGTTGCCAGCGCCAGCGCGGTTGCCTGCTGCGCGTCGGTGTAATCGGCCCAGGTCGAGCACACCCCGAGCTCTACGGGGTCCACCACCCAGTCACACGGTGCGGCCATCTGGGCCTCCTGTCGTCGCGGTCCAGCGTACGGGACAGGCCCGGCGGGGAAGTTTCTCCCCGGCCGGGCCTGCTGGGCCGTCAATCCCGCCGAGACTAGCTCGACAAGCTCTGGCAACCACACTCGGCCACCGGCGGCGCGAGCTGGGTCCAGATCGGCAAGTGGTGCGTGTCGGCCGGGATGGCCGTGAACAGCGGCGCCGGGTCGCCACCGGCATCCCGCACGACGTCGTACGGGCCGACGCCCCACGGCGTGCCCTTGTGGGTGCGGCCGACCACCGTGAAGGTGATCAGGTCGTTCGTGATCGTGATGTCCTCGGACAGCGCGCCCTCGACGACCCACGGCAGCAGGTTGTAGCCGAAGAACGGCAGCGGCTCACCGGGGAGGCACTCCTCCTCGGCGTTGCCCATCCAGACCTCCAGGGCGAAGTTCGCCGTGGCGTAGTCGGACTCGGTGACCGGGAACCCGATCACGTTGTCCTGGTCGTCCATGTACGGCTCCAGGCCCGTGATGATCGTGAAGAGCTCCGGGTCCACCTCCTGGAACTGGATCGAGACGTCGTACCAGTTCAGCAGGGGGAGCGAGCGCTGGTTGACGATCGCCCGGCCCGCCGCGTTGCGCTGGAGGAATCGCTCGCCGTCCTCCACGTTGGGGGTGAGAACGGCCTGAACGTAGCCGTCGGAGACGGCGAACGCACAGTCCCCGAAGATCGGGTTACCGCACTCATCGAGCTGGGTCACGCGGAGCGTGGACCCCTGGAGAGGGCGGGCACAAATGAGGTTGGTCATGGTGAGGTCAACTCCAGGGGATCGAATTCGGCGCGACCGGCGAAGCACTCGAACGCGACCGAGTAGGCGCGCTCGGCCACCAGTAGGACTTCATTCGTGGTCGTCTCGAACGATTGGGAGACCACGACATCCCCACGCCAGACCGTGGTCTGGCCGGTGATGATGATCGAGCCGCCCGGGTAGGCCCCGAACGACCAGATCGAGCCCATCGGCGTGACCTTGCGGTTGCCGTCGATCAAGACCAGGCCGGACTCGAACGCGAATGCGGCCACCTCGACCGGCGCGTGGATATACGCCTGGTAGCCGTAGCCCTGGGTCGTATAGGCGTACCGCTCCAGGGCGCCGACCACGTCGGTGATCAGGCCGGGATCGTAGCCCACCGGGATGTCCTCAGCCCGGTCGTCCAGGCTGAGAATCCCCAGGTCATTGCCCTCGAAGTCCTGGCCTGTCCAGAACGAACGCTCCACGGTGCCCTGCTCACTCGTTTCGAGTGAGCGCCGGACCTTGACGTCCATTTCGGCCGCCGTGTAGCCCACGGCGCCGCAGTTCAGCGTCGAGAGCGCCACGAACACGCCGGTGCTGACCTGCGGCGCCGTGGGCAACACGGCGGCCGAAATG